CGCTCCCCCATACTTCCATAACCCGTGACCTGCACAACAAAGCGCCTGTTGCGCCCGGCCTGTACGTCAACGGTCGCGGTGAGAAATTGCACGCCATCCGGTACCGAACGTTTAGGGACATCTTCGGCACGCTGCTCGAGCAATTCACTTTTGCGCTGCTCCATGCTGGCCCGAGGCAAATAGGGCCTGCCGAAATCGGTGTTGATAACCGTCTTCAGGGTTTCTTCACTGCGGGTGGATTCATATTCCTGCTCGGCGGTCAGGAATTTATAGATAAGCTGCGACCAGGTCTGGTAAGCCGCTGCCGGACCTTCCATCCAGAAGGAGGCAATACGGGAACGTCGGCCATCACCGCTTACCTGCCCTTTACTGTCGATACTCTGCCCGTCGCGGAGCCACACACATTTCATGTTGAGCGCACGCTTCATATCCGGTGTGATCCTGCCCTTACAGGCCGGGCACTGTAGAATCGCCGCTTCGCTGGCAAGCACAGGATCGCTGCTGTCGCGATACCCGGTCATATTGTCCATTTCCGGCTGGAAATATTCGCCGCAATGCGGACACGGCCAGTACAGACGGCGACGGTCGCCACGGTTATAGAGCGATAATATTCCGGTAGTTGGAGGGGCTTCATGGGGCGTGGAACGCCGCCATTTTGTGTCTCTGATATCCCGCCCGGGCGAGCTCTCAACCAGCGTCATCCCAGAGGACATGAATGTCGTGGTACGCTTCGACGCCAGTGAAAAAGCGTCGCCTTCTCCGTCGATATCTTCCGGAAAGCGGTCGTAATCGGTCAGCGCCACACTTTTATAGTCAGAGGACGACATGATGTTGACGGATGGCCAGCCCAGTTTCAGATAATTACCGGCGCGGAAAGTACGATCGTAAACGTTATTATCGTTACGCCTTGGGCTCAACCGGGTTTTCACTTCAGGGCTACAGCGAAAAGTTCGGTCCAGACGCTTTTTCGAATGTTCACGCGCCTTTTCCTCTGAAACCTGAATAACGAGCATATCTGCCGGGTCGCAAACGACGTTATAAACAATCCAGCCATCAATAAGCCCGATGGTTTTACCCGTTCGCGCGGGGCCAACAAAGACCACGGCATCATATTGGCGTGATGCCAGGCAGTTCATCGGCTCAATAACATAGGGCGCCAGATCGGGGTCCCACGGTACAGAGTTCCCCGCTCCCATTGGCACACGCATATATGCGCTGACCGCATCGGCCACATCCATGCGACGCGGCGCGCGAAGGATGCCGGAAACATCCCGGCGAATACCGCATGCCGATGCACGCTTTGCCATCACTCCTCCTCGGTATCGGCCTCCTCTTGTTCTGCGTCCTGGACTTTCTGAGCCATCTGATCACGTAAGTCGTCAATCACACTTTGGACCCGCGACACCGCCGCTGGTGGCAGCGCGCAGTCGCGCTCAAGAATGTCAGGTAGGGTCTCAAGCACCATGACGACTGCTTTAGCCATCAGTGAAAATTCTCGCGCCACTTCATCAGCGGGTATCAACTGCCCGGTATCCTGTTCGAACTTAAGGCGTTCATTCTCTGCCTTCCAGTGCGCCAGCCTGTCGGACGGTTGCATGTCTTCAAGGCTGGAAGAAACTGTTGGGATCATCAGTTCGGTCAAAATGTCGGTGATGAGGTAAAGCTTGAGTTTGCTATTACTGCCCGCTGCAGGTTCGATATTTTTAAGCCTGGCGGCTACTGTTTGGCGATGCACATCAGTGATGGCAGCAAGCTGGTTGATATTGAGTTTAAGAGAAGCTATTTCCTGGTCCATGATGGTGAACACTTTTTAAACAAATCGACATCTTTAAAAAATGGTCCTCAGATAAAACAAAGACCTACCTGCATGATGATGATGCCCCTGGATCCGAAAAACTAGCCGTTTCCCGCGAGCGCGCCGCCCCGTGGCAGGTCACTCCCCCGGGAGGACCCATCAGAAAATGCAGGTTCTCCGCACCCCCGAATATCCCAACATCAACGTGCTGCACGCCAGATCGTGCCGCCTGGCTGCATGGCTTGTCGCAAAGTTTCGACCACAACCTGTTTGATAACCTTATGCAGAGCAGCCTCTAACGCGTTTTGGGTATTGGCGGCAACCGCAAACTTTTCAGCCAAAAACTTAACTTGGCTTTCATCATCTTCATCTCCAGGCATCACGCCATCCGCATGCTGCTGGCGGTGATCGCTGATATCCTTCTTCGGGATAAAGTTATGAGAGGCTATGCCATTTGTGATTCGCCAACCTGAACCTACGCCATTCCCAATAAGCGCATCTACCGGGGTGCCGATGGGACCGCCAGAGAACTGGACTGGCAGGCTGTCCCACGACGTTGGCATTCCGTACTCATCAACCATCAAGGCCACCAGTTTATAACCGTTTGGCATCATGATTTTTTGGCTGCGGTTGTAAGGCGTTTCGCAATAACCCTCAAAAGTAAGCCAACCGACAATGAAGCCTTCAAATGAGCTACCTGAGCGCCAGTCTGGTTTCACGGCATAAAGATCCACACGGCATTTATCACCACGCTTGATCTGGTTACCGGGGCCGTCGGTGGTGATGGTTCCTAAAGACGGAAGCGTTACCGTTACTTCACAAATTTGATAGGCCAGAGACATGATATTTCCTTTTAGACGTGAGCCTGTCGCACGGCAAAGCCGCCGAAAGTTAACGGTTTGCCCAGGCTCACAGCTGAAAGACTTTCTTAGATGTGCGCGTGCGAAGCGCATAAAAAAGGTCGCTTTCGCGACCCGTTCTTGATCAATTACATATATTGACGGATTTTTTCTTTTACCCGTTTATCCACCTTTAAGCGAAATCGCTCACCAGTTGAAAGTGCTATAACGCAACGGATTTTATTTGGATGAAAATTTAGCTTTTTCAGCCGCACGGCCATTCTTTTTAACCAATCTTCATCAGCATCAAGAATAATTCGATAATTAGCCTCATCTCCATTTTCTAAACGAGTAGGAAGAGTGTCAGACTCTTTATTTCTAAATAGCTGCTGAAGCTCAATTTCTCCGCCAACATACCAGTAAACGGCTTTTATTTTTATCGAATGCAACGAACGGTTAACAACTGTTATCCCTATCAGCCTTCGGTCATCCTCATCAGACATGATACGCCCAAATGTAACCTTTCCTCCAATAAAAGCCCTTCGATTGATGAAGGCAATGAACAGCGAAGTGATAACAGCTAAAAAGGTTGCCACTCCTGAAAACCAAGCCCCGTATGCAGATATTTTTGCCCAGTATGCAGTTTCACGGGCTGAAATTAACGCTTCGTAAGAAAAATAATCAGAATTCATACTCACCCCACTTTTTTTTGAGGTGATTGTATCTGAAAGCTTTACCGCAGACACTCATTGAATGCCTGCTGTAATGCCTATCCCTTACTGAGGATATTT